TCAAGAATTTCTTCTTCTGTTTTGCTGGCTACAGACTCTTGCACTGCTTCTTCCTTTGGACTTGAAATACGCTTTTCAACTTCTTGTTGGATACGTGCTTCAACTTGCTTTTCAAATTCGGCTTTAGCCTCTTTGCTCTTGTGTCTCCAAAGAACATCAAGTTTCTGCTCGAAAGATGCAAATGCTTCTTCGGCTTCGTCGATGCTTTTTAGTTCCTGAGCAAGGAATTCTTTGTCCTCATCTTCAAGTTCAAATTTATGATCAAGCACATCCATACGCTCATTAAAACGAGCAATTGCCTTTTCTGCTTTTTCTGCAGCTTCGTAATCAGCAATTTTTAGTTGTGCTTCGTCAAACTTAGTCTTAAGTTCTTCAACAGATGACTTTAGTTCTTCTTGTTCTTTGGCAATTGCCTCTTTTTCTTCGTTAGCTTTGGCAAGTTCTGCACGGAATTCCTCGTCTTTTTCCTTGATAGCATCATTAAAGGTGCTAGTCATGGAGGCGATTGCTTCCTGTGAGAACTTCTTGTCAGCCAGAAGATCCTTCAGTTCGTCGATAACTTTTTCGGTTTCCATAGAATTATTCTTTTTAAGGTTTACATTAGTTTTTTCACTTTGTGAAATATTTTTATCTCTTTTGTCTTTTATTACAATAGTATTTTCTTGGTCTTGCTTCATGTAAATTCCTTTTACGTCAGCAGCTGGATTAGTTGTGTAACCAATCCCAAGTGGATAAATTTTTCCTGTGATGAGTCTATTTACAGTCTCACCCTTGTCTGTCTTGCCGCTTCCACCAAAGGAACGAAGGCATCCGACCATTTCTTCCATCTCTTCAGGATCAGAGATTATTCTTGCTTCTTCGACATATTCACTGCCAACTGCCAGCACGAAATCCGAGAAACCAACTTCCCAACTTGTTGATATGCTGTGATACATACCTCCTTTAGGATCTACTGATTTTTCTATAGCTTCCGCAAACGTTGAGTTGGCCGATTTATAAACCAAAGCACCAAGAGCGATATTGAAAGGCTTAGTATAACCCTGAAGCTCTTCAGCTGTCAGTACTCTGCTAGTTCCATATTCACTCCAACCAGCACTGGCTATATGCCCCACGATCTTGTCTTTGTCGTGTTCTATGTTCGTGGGTTTATGTACGAAGTTTTTTGTATATTCAATAGCGGTCTTAGAATCAATCCCGTCGCCATTTTTATTAAATTTATTTACTACAGCAGCATTAAAAGCCACACCAAGCAAGTCTATGTTATCCTCAAAGTCTATACCATTAGGAATCAAAGACTCTAAGTTCTCTAGAGAAGCTTTCGACAAGAAAGAGTCTCCTCCAATATCACAAGAGAAAACCTCCGCATCAAACTTGGCGGTATATTTATATTTAGGCTTGTGTTTCTTCATTCTTATTATTGCTGTGATAAAGTATAGCTGCAGAGTAATTATCTAATTCGTGTTCCGCAGCTATTTCTAAAATTTTTGACTTTACGTCAAGTTTTTGTATCTCTTCTAAATTAGATACACAAGAAAAAGCTTTTTGTGTCCAATTTTCAATCTCAGTAGAACAAACTATAGCTTCGCACAAACTGTCTAACATCTTTTCGTTTTTCTTATTAAACCTTTTGATGTTCAACTTGTCTTTCATTTCTTTCTTTATACTCGCTCTAGCAGTCTCGAGTTCGTTTATGGTTCTCTCTATATCTTTCCTTGAATATTTTGCTTCTGAGTTTACTTGAGGCGAACCCGAAGTTCCTTCTGGTCTGCCAGGTTGTCCCTTTGGACCATTTTGGGGATTGTTGTCTTTGGTTTCAGCGCCCTCCATCATTGGTACTCCACCTACTATTGGGTTGTAGTAACCATCCTCACGTTCCTCTACAAACTTCTTTTGTGCTGGGCTTATTTCGCTTACTTCAGGGAATTTACCAGTATGGAACATTTCCATGCCTTGCTGTGGGGTAATGATACCAAGCTCCATCAATCTGGTGGCAACCTTCATCAACTGAGTCTCATCTCTCATGTCAATATCTTTAAATGTGGCGGTAGGATAAGATCTAAAACCAAGCTCCTTGGAAACTCTTTTTATTTCTTTTTGAAGGAAGTCTGACAAGAATGCGTTTCTGGCCTCTTTTAGTCTATCTATGAAGATTTGAGCTTTGACTTGAGTAGCTCCATATTTTTCTTCTCCTACAACAACATTCTGCAAACCTTGCTTAATATCTTCGTTTAATACTTTGTATTTTTCTGATCCAAGAACCTTATTCAGGTCTGGTATAATAAATTCAGCATTCGTTGTATAATCCGAGACAAGGACCCGTCCAACACTTTCATTTTTAAATAAAGATTGCATGGCGTTTAGGTTTTGAGCGTTAATGCCACCCTTATCAGGCTCTGCACCCATAGTTATGAGAAGAATTACATTTTCTATAGTTCTTGTTATAGCTTGATCCATTTTCTTAAGTTCAAGCTTTGCGTTTATGTCCTCTAGAACTGGATAACCAAAAGGAATTGCAAAAGGTTCATAATCCTGCTTCTTGTAAAAAGAATGAAGCACTTTAACTGGGTCTAGTTGAATTTTTAAACCATCAACATTGTATTCTCCTCTTTTAATACTCTCCTGAACTTTCTTTGGCAGGGCCTCGAATATCTCTTTGTCCTCATCGGTAGATGGGTTTTGGAGTCTAGACATCTCATACTCGGAGAGTATTTTTTCGTAAGCGCCATCATTGAAAGACGAAGCCCTTGTAGCGACAATGTCGTAAGGGTTCATGAGTATGTATCTGATTGGCACGGAATTCTTAGATCCATTTTTAGGAGCTATGGAATTAACAAGTTCAGCAAAATCATCAGCTTTAAACTTACCGTCTAACCTGTATAAAAATATATTACCGCTTCTGTAGTACTCTCTAAAGTATTGATCCTTCAAATTAATCAAATTAATCTTTTTAAACCACTCATTAAAGAAATCCCTGCTTTTCTTTGTTCCTCCCTCTAGAAATAAATCCGTATTAGCGAATTCAGACATAATATCAATAGCGTTTCTAAAAACAGACACATTGGCATATGCTTTTTGACACAACTCTATAGCATCACGAACGTTAATGCCATCGGCAGAGTAATCGTAAGGAAGCAAGCCTGTTCTGATACTAGAAAACTTATCTATTTTTGGTGCTACTGCAGCCCTATTTATTCTGCTCGCAGATTTAGGCGAAGAACCCCTTTGACAAGCTGATTTTGAAACCCCCTTGTAAGAGGCTGATGAAACATAAAAAGGATCGCCCTCTAAAGACGGTTCGAAGAGTTCGTTGCTAGCAGCAATACTCTTTTCTTGATCCTTGTGAAACTTAGCCCAGTAATCAGACTTCTTTGTATACTTTCTCTTCGCCATAACCTATTATACACGGAAAAGTCAAAAGTTTAACTTTAACTTTCGAAAGTTTGACTTTAACTTTGGTATTTAACTTTTATGACCATAGTTTCGTCTCCATCTGTTTCGGTTATGTATGTTTCTCCTTTTTCGTGGAGCTCTTCCATTGACTCTTTAGAAATGGTCATTTCGTGATCGTAATTCTTTTGATCTTCATTTGATTCCATGAGAATAATCTCATCATCACCAAATTCAGCAACAGCTTTGGATTTATTTTTTGCTTCTTCATACTGACTGTAACAAACAGCAACTCTCTGATCTTGACTTTTAAAGTCTTTTTTTACAACTTCAGATAATAAACATCTTGAAACAAAGTCGCTTTTCTTCTCTTTATCGTTTGGTGTTGGTAAAGGCATAATAATTGTTACACTAAAATTCAATCAATGAACATAGGCGTGAATGTACCTTGATTAGTTTCGATTTTATCATCAGTCATATCATAGTATACATTCAACATCCAGTTGCCAAGTATTAAAGCAGAATATGAGTCTTTTCTTGCTTTATCCGCACCTCTTTGTTTTCTTAAGTTCAAAGGCAGATCGAAACTTTGAGTTCCTTGTGTTGAAGTAGAAACCTGAACCATAGCACACTCAACTTTCACCAAGTCCATCATATCTTTTTGATGCTCAACAAAATCAATCATTTTTGCGGCCTCAGATGATTCATTATAGTTGTTTATAAATTTTAATTTTTTAATTGGAATATTGGACTTCCTTTGCTTGTTGTAATCTTCATCCATAGCTGCTCCAGCAAAGAATATTCTCTTGTGGTCAAAAGAAGCCTGAAGAAGTTCGTTTGCATAACGTATCCACTTAGAACTTGGCTTTCTTAAAAACACAAAAGTCCTGTTGTCTTTGTTATACTGCCTCTTTAAATCACGGAGACCTTTATCGTAGTTTTGATGATCGTCTAAATCAGCATCAATCAAGTTTAGTTTTATTTTTTTATCTTTAAAAATACTACTCTCATTACATGAGTTTAAGAACTGAACTCCACCATTGTAGTCACCAACCACAGAAACAATATTGAAGTTTTCCAGTATATAAGCCATGTAGTTAATGTGAGTTTTCAGGTTAGACCCTGATAAAGCATAACTATGAACTATTGTACCCTTTTTTGTTTCTTTATTAAGCTTAATAACCATCATAGCAAAATCGTCGGACCCATCACTCTCAGACCAAGAAGGGTCAAAGGCTAATATATATTCATCGCCAGGCTGACCCTTGACTTCTACGCATTGACCTTCTCCATCTGGAATTGTACACGCGGCCATCTTACTCACCTTGAAATAACCAGAACTATCGTCTGTAAATACAGCCATAAACTCTCGGTCGAACTGAGACTGACTCATTGTAGCCTTTGCTTGATCAATAAGGTTTTGATCGTATAGTTGGGGCGGCGCACAATCATAACTAAAGTGCATTATGGTTCTATGAGCCTTGTCTTGCTCGTTTTCATTAAGAATCAATGACTCATACTGACAATACATCTTATATAAATGTTCAAACCTATAAGATGCAGAAGACAAACCAATAATTTTGTTGTTCGGCCACTTATGTCTATCCTCCTCTTTCATCTTACCCTGTTTAATCATCTCTGTTTCCACATCATGAATCTCCTGCCTCTCTGTCGGATTTTTAATAACAGATAGAAACGGCATGATAACCTCATTCAAAACCTTCTCTGGCATGAGCAATAGCTCGTCAATAATCATCCTCTCAAAACGGAAGCCTCGAAGTTTTTCTCCATCACCAAGAGGTAGGGCGGTAATTTTACTTCTACCGACCTCCATGACCCACTGATCATTAGCTTTTGATACCCTCGTAATACATTGAGAAAGAAATTCGGCTTTTGGGCTCGCAGCTATCTCTTCCATCTTCGTAAATATCATTTTTGACTGTCGAAAAGACTTAGATATGATTCCAATGTGAACACCTTGGTTTAAAATAGCGTCTAATAGCGCAAAAACGGCCGTAGAGAAGCTTTTGGACATTCCACGACTCCATATCCCCAAAAAGTAATCGGTCTCCATCATGGCCTTTATGGACATATGCTGGAAAGGGAACAATTTTACTCCAGTAATAAACTCAGCAGCAAAAGATGGGTTCTGTCTTAAGAATTTATAAAGCAATAGTTTTGCCTCTTCTTCTTCTATGTATCCATCTATCTCCAGAATCTCTTTATTGATATCTGGGAACCTATTTCTAGATTCTTGTATTCCTTTTTCCCAACTCATTTTTTTTATAGTTTTTTAGACCAAAAATAATTCAGGTCTGTTTGCCAAAGTTCTTTACCCAATACAAGTATCTTAGGTATGATCAATTCACTTGATTCTCTAGATCCAGTGAAAACAAACTGACAACAGTCTTTATATTTCTTTTGAATCTCTCTCATATTATGAAAAACATAATCTAACTTGTATTTTTTATAGCTTTCTTTGTTTATTTCTTTGATGTCTTCATACGAAAACTCCATAACAACAAATAAATAGCATCCCATTGCTTCGCACCTATCAAGTTCTTTGCAAAAGCGAGCATAACCAGATGTAATCGTTCCACAGAAATCACCAAAAGACTTTCTATCTACGTGGGTATAATCATAATTAGAAGATTCAACAGAGTAATCCCCAACATCTGATTTGTACTTTTCTGAGTTTTTAAAACTTAAAGGTTGCTGTTCTCTAGTATCAATCAGTATTTTAATTTCAGAATAATCTTTGTCGAAAGATTTTGGCAGGTTTTTAAAAAGTAATGGTTTAACACCACACAACCTACAAGCCTCAGTATAGTTGCCAAAATATTTTTTGTATATGTCAACAGAAGGCAATCCAGAAGTCCTCAATTCAAGGTCCGTTGGACCATAAGATAGGTCTTTTTTTATAATTCTATCATTAAGAAGTTTAATTATATATTCTTTTACTTCCTCTTCTTTGGATTTCTCAATCCACTCCATTAATTGGTGAGGCTGAGAGAAGTCTTTTGAAAAATAATCGTCATGATTCTTGAAAGGCAACAACTCGCCAGTGAGTTTGTTCTTTCTAGCAAAGTGCTTGACATAATAATCACCAAGAAACATCTTGTGCTTCTTGATGTGTGCATGTAAGCTTCTTAGGGTTTCGAAATCCTGTCCGCACTCTTTACATTCAAATAACATCGTCTTGGCTTATACCTAACACCCTAGCTTTCCATTCAGCCATTCCCTCAAGTCTTTCGGCCTCCTTTTTAGCTGTCATTTTTTGCATTTCCGCCATCCTGACCATATTGTCTCTTTCTTCTTTTTCTTGAAATAATTGAACTATGGACAAAATAGAAGCATTGTCTTTTGTTTTGTTTAGCATTCTAGTTGATCTGTCACCTTGGAGTTTTTTAGTAAGGTTCTCGATTCTTCCTTCGCACTGGTGATATTCTGAACTTTTAGCCTTTATGATTTCGGCAAGTCGGACAGACATCTCCGTTTGGTCGTCAGCAACATCGAACATGTCGTTAAGTTTGTTTAAATGCTTGCTTACTACCTCCAAGTTAATGATTTCCTTACATACGTTAAGGTAAAGGTTTATTTCATCAGCGGTAAGGTCTGGTTTGTCCCAGGTTAAGCGTACAAATTCTTGCTCAAATAAATCTCTGTCAGTTTTATCTAAGTAATTATTCATTATCTTAAGAAAGCGTGAGTTATTTAAGTGAATACCAAGCCGCTCGACACAAACTTGGTACTGTCTGTTTAGTTTTTGTTCATCAAATGTGTTTCCAGTCGCGTCGTTAATCTTCTTTACTATTCTGCTAGTAGCTTTCGGGCCAACGTAAGAATCTAAAGCCCCACCGTCCTGAGTAGGCAGGTAATCGGGGTTAACGCTATGTATATGAGAAAGAACAGATCTCTGCTCGTTGCTCAGTGCAACAACGTTCTTGCTAGGGAACACTAATTTAGCTATAGCTAATGAAGAAATACCATCCCTAGCTTGATCAAGTATAAAATCCTTCTGTTGGTCGGTAAATACTATTTCATCTTTCTTTTTGCGCCTGGATGTATTAAAATCAATATTGTTATCAATTAAAAACTTCCTAACTAACCTACCCTGCTTAGTTCTTCCGTCCAAGCTATCATCATCAAAACATTGTTGCGTCAAGCTGTTCAAATCGCTTATATCCTTGTGATTCTCCGATAAAAATTTCTCCTGGTCTTCTGAAAGTTTCATAAATTATCTGTATTGTTTATTATTATATCTTCTTTTTTTATAATTTCTGCTGCTTTTTCCATGAAGTTTTTCTTGAGGTTTTTTACCTGCCTATAACCAGCTTTTCTTTTCTTCTCGTTAGTTTTGTAACCCATGAACTCGGCAACCTCTTCTTCACTACACTCTTCAAAAAACAACATATGATAAGCTTTGAAGTGAGTGCTGGAAAGGCACAGTTTCATGTGGTGGTTTAGTTTACCTATCGCCGTATCAAAACACAACCTCTTATCATGAGCATAACTTATTTCATGCATGTGATTCTCTGTAGTCACCGCTACCTTAAGGTCAAAAGCAACCTTTTTTGTTTTTTCCCACTTAGCATACTTACCGCACTCGGAGTTCTGCTGTCTGCTAGGGGTATAATCACAACCATCACCACCCATATTGAATTCACAAGTAGTACAAGGCTTTGTATAGTTCCCGTAGTGGTTTCTTACCAGATTTCTTATCTGGTTGGTAACAATTATGTTAATCCAAGGCTCAAGTGGCCTCTCTTGGTCCCACATGGACCATTTATTATATATGTGGAGCTTTATAACCTGCTCTACATCTTCAAAATCAAACCAAGAAATACAATCCAATCTCCACCTGCTTCTCTGCTTGCGGATTGCTTCCTCTATTATCTCTATGTGGTCCTCAAATCTCTTGGGGCTATCTTTTTTTGAATTATCTTCTTTTGTCATCAATAAAGTCTTCTAAAGTTTTAGAACCTCTACTTCTAACATTTTTTCCAGAGGTCTTCCCCTCTGATAATGACTGAAATGTAAACACATTATCACTAAACTGCTCAATATCGACAGAAAGCCTGTCTATATCAGGGATGAAATCAATATCAGTCTCATCAGCAGCCAAAACCTCACTACTAGAGGGTTTGGCTACGGTATCTTTTTTTAAAGAAGCCCCACCGCCTACCTTGCTTCCGCAAGATGAGCAAAATTTAGGCTTCGAGTAAGCATACTCAATCTTATTGCCGCAATCAGTACAAAAAACATGGTTCATGTATATTATATATAGGCATTTATTGACGTTTTTCAACGTTTATTTAAAAAAACAACAAATTGTGACGTTATTTTTTGCTTTTCGCAGCTTTAGCGTTGTCAGCAAGTGTTATTTCAAATATAATACACTGATAACAGTTATACAAGTAAGTTTTTTATTGTAGCTTTACTAATTAAACCGTCACCACCCTTGATTGCATAGGTTTCGTTCGATAGTTTAGACCCAATAGGCAAGTTGATCTCGTAATTAGGAACAGCATTACCCGAAAAGTCTTTCAAAAACAAGGCTAAGTTGCCTGTAATGTCATAACCGTTCTTATTTATGAATGTAGCTAATCCAGTAGACTCTACAATCACCTCCTCTTCGATTTCCTCAACCCGAAAAGAGTCTGGAGACTCTTCTCCAAGCTGATATGACGGGTCTTTAGTAACTCTTCGACGATATTCTACAGAATTTAACACATTGGAACTAACTACATCACCCCAAACACCACTAACCTCGCAAGTATGACCATAAACCAGCTGATTACTGTTCATTAAATCATTAAAATACTCATTTGGCAATGTAGAATCACCAGATATACTACCACTTGTAGGTGGATCATAACAAGATAGCGTTGCGCTGCCCTTAACAGCCTTAAATGGCTCAACTTTTACACTGTAATCATCTACAAAACACTTCTTAAATGTATTATTGCCTATCCTGACTGGGAAAAAGTTGTTTTCATTTGGTATATAATTCAAAAAATCATAAACACTCCCGTTACCACTAGGTAAAGACGCATTAAAATAAAAATCAAATTTAATCCTGCAATCTAAGAACTGATCAGATACATAATCCGTATTACCTACACTACATCTGCCCAATTTCTTCTTCCGAGTAAGCTTGGTGTCATATGTAACATCAACAGAATCAACAAACAAGAAGCGACCACTCTCATCACTAGCATCAATACCGCTACCGCTAATGGCTCCCACATAAAATGGCATTCTGCTATACTCCATGCATGTTTATACACTATTTGGCAGCTTTTCTCTCTTCAAAATACGCCTCAAGTTCTTTAGGGCAGTGTTTGTCTCCCTTGGCCTCGTTTTCATGACTCCACATTGGGCGAAG